TTCAAACCACCTAATTCAATATTTTGTCGAATAATGTCTAATTGTGAGTCATCAAGCAATGTAGAATAGTCTCTTGCTTTTTCGTAACTACAATTGTAATATTTCTTGATCAATTCAAGAACATCATTATTTTCACGTTTAATCCATTTACCCCATCTCTTTTTGGGTCTAATTATATTTAGTAAAAAGTCGAATTGAAGTTTTGAATCTAGGTGGTTGTGAAAGTTCATTTCATTGGCGAACAGAGCAGTATCGTGATTGAAACTCAAACCACGATTTATGATAAAGGTATTATACTCCTTTTCAAGTATTGGTGTTTCATCAATCAAGTTCTTCTTACCGTGATTGATTTGTTTTATGAAGTCGAATGGGCTCATACGAACTCACATTCTGACATCAGTTCAATCAAGCATGCAACCAAGTTAATCTCTTGGTCTGCAACAAATGCAGATTTATACTGATAATCCGCGATAATCAATACCGCTTGTGGGATAGAAGATTTTTCCAATACTTCATATAGTTTGTCGTAGATTTTACGATAGACAGTAGCAGGGTCATTGTCAACATTAGTAGCGACCCACTTTCTCATATTCTGAAAGTTCTTTTCTCTCAAAGAAGAGACCAATTGAGTCAGGTTCAATTCACCAATGTTTGCTAGAATACCAGAATCGATATTACCAGAAGTTGAATATCTTTGAAGTTCGTTGATTACTCTACGAAAGTCAGGAAAATGTTTGTTGATAAGTTCTGCTACAACTCTCTTATCGTGAATCACATTCTCAGAGTTGAGAATATGTTCGCATCTTTCCATAAACTTAGATGCTATCTCTGGTTTTTCATCCTTACCAAGAACAAAATCAACAACCGCACATCGGGAATGTATCGGTTCAATAATACGATTTTTGTAATTACAAGTGAAGATGAAGGAACAATTATCAGCAAACTTTTCAATAAATCCTCTCATTGCTGGTTGAACAGAATCGGGATTTGAGTAGTCTGCTTCATCGACTATAACAACTTTTCTTGAACTACCAGATAAAGATGTGGTAGAACAAAATTGTGTCATCTTATTTCTGAGAGTATCAATCATTCTACCCTCATCCGAACCATTGATGATTATGTAATCGGAATTGGTTTGTTCACACAGTGCTCTAGCAACAGTTGTTTTACCAACTCCTGCTGAACCAGAGAGCAACAGATTAGGAACTTTACCTTCTTTTGTCAAATCGGATAGTGTTCCTTTGATACTATCTGATAAAACACATTCTGAGATTGTGGGAGGCCTATATTTTTCCACCCACAATAATGAATCTTTTGCCATAATATTTCACTTTCATAATATAAATTATAATCAAATTTTATGCTGCTTTTGTCATATAAGATGAAAGAGCAGTATAACCATGTTTTTCTGAATAAGTTCTATAATAGTCCTTACCATTAGAATTTTTCGTTGTTGGTTTTTCAACATACTTAATCGTTTCTTTACCCTCTACATAATTATCGATCATCTGTAATACAAAACTAATTTGTGGTGGCATATCTCTCATGGCCGTGCCCCACGGAAATTGACCAGGCTGCTTGTTATAAATTTCAAAAACAGTATGAGTTACACCACACTTAGATTTAGTGCGGCCGTCAGAATAACCTTCATCGAATTTCTTGATAAAATCGATAACTTTATCTTCTGTACCTTTTGTTGTATGACATTTTAGTGCCATCAAAAATGCACCTAATACCGCTTGGCCAGATTTTTGTCCAAGATCTAACCCATCTAAGACAAGTAATTCTTTTGAGAACACTTTTAATTTTTCAATATTATCTTTTTGGCCAGAAGAAGGTTTTGGGTATTTTTCTGGATACATTCCAGTTGCTGCATAATTTATTGCTGTAACAAATGACCCCTTCTTGAACTTAGCACTAGAAAAATTTAAATCCAAAAGAATAGCTTGTCCTGTCAGTTTTTCTGATGTAGATTCTGTTGATGTAACGCTATCAAAACAATTATATCCTTCCCACATAGCATCCATAGAATCATAATAATAATATGTAGCAGCAAGTTTATCTGGTTTTTCTAGTAAACCTTTCTTCCAAAAATATTTTCTGGTATTACCATCAACTACATAAGTTGCACCTTTTTTATATGTCACTCCATGATAGACAGAATCTTTAGTCAGTACACCAATTGAACAAGTCTTGTGTTCTGGACGCAATGTTTTAAATTTTTTCATTGCTTTCTTTATTCGTAACAGTACATCACGATTAAAGGGTATTGTTGAAATACCATCAAACTCCCCATAGGTCAACATTTTTTGTAAAATTTCTTTCATTATATTCTCCATTTATTCATCATAAGATGAGTTCGCTTCAAGAGCAATCCAATAGTTTAGAGTATCAGATTGACGTTTGAAATGTGATATTCTTTTAGAGGAAAGNCGAACATCATAAGTGCCTTCCATTATTTTACTGAGATTTTCCANTTTGAATATCATACGNAAAGTCTTATCAGTAGAACCAACAACAGTTGAAAAAGAATCTGATGTTACATTTCCAGTATCAGATACAAGAATACGAATTTCTTTTCCATCGCCTTGAACAACAACTTCTGGCAGACCAAGAGTGTTAGCAGCATTGATAGTCTTCTTGAAAATATCTTCTGACAACTCAAAAGAAACTTCCGCATCTGGAAAATCAATTTCTTTCTCAGGTGGAGTNTGAAACATTGAACTACTACCACAATAATGATATGTCGATTCNTGACTACCATCTTTTATGGATACACTACTTTCCGAAAAAACTAGTTCGGGGTCTTTGAATAAAGAAAGAGTTCCAAGAAAACGATTCAGTTCGTAAATTGGAAACGTCTTAGGGAAATCTTCTCCGATTTCAACAGAGGCTAGAATTGTGTTTAGAGGGGATACAGTTCTGAGAGTGCTACCCTCACGAAATTCTAAACTTTGATTGATGTTAGCATAGTTCTTTAGGAACGATACTGTGCTTTCACTTAACTTCATTGTGTTCTCCTTGAGATTCACGGTTGTAATAATTATCATGTAAGTATAACATAATAATAACATAATGTGCGACTTTTGTCAAGTCGTTTCTATTAAATCCACCCTTCTTACCATAACGTTGAGCGTACTTAATTATATTTCCGATACAGAAGCCTTCACCGTGGCCTGCATCAGCAATAAACTCTGTTGATTGTATTTTGTTTTGAGCGTAGTGTGAAATATAGGTTTTATCAATTGCATCCCAAATTTCACTTAAATAATTGCCCTCATCAAAAACATAATCAATTTCGTTTTCGTTTGTTCTTTGAATTTGTTTTTTTTCTTCGTTTTTCATGATTACTTACTTTCGCGTTTTCGTTTCCGTGTGATGCAAATTCTAAATTTGCGAGACTTGCCATTGAACCAGTAAAAACATACGAACCCATATGACCTAGCTCCATCCACGGACAAAGAAATATTTGATATCCCATTTTTCTAGCAAATTGACAAAAGAAATAATCTTCTGAAAGATATCGGTCACTGCCACCAGACACACTACCAAGATATGCTTCCGAATCAATTACAGTATCAAAGTAAGCATGAATATTTCTATCACCCTTGAAATGTTCAGAGCGATTGTGATCTGGTTTGTAACTAAATTGTGGGAACGCTTCTTTGAAATCCAAGAATACTTGTTTCTTAATCATCATAAACCCTGTTCCAATTTCTAACGTATCAACAGGTTCAGATATTTGTATCTTGTGTGTATTTTCTACTGGATTGAAAACATAATCTCCTGTATATTTTTCCAACACATTCGGGTCTTCATCTGCTAATCCAGAATCGACAGCGTTCCGAACTTTTTCCCAAGCGATACATTTTTTAGGATAAGGTCCGCCGATGATATCTTTATCAAGAGCAGCTAGTGTCAATACGTCATTCGGGTCAAAGTGTATATCAGCATCGATAAACATCAAATGAGTATAATGACTTCTCATAAACTCATCGACTAGATAGTTCCTTGCTCTTGGAATAAGAGATTCGTTGAATAGATAGAAGAACTTTAAATCCATTCCATACTTTGTTGCTACAGTAGCAAGATCAGCACATGCTTTAGAATACATTCCAGAACACATTCCACCATACATCGGCGTACAAACCATTATTTTATTTTCTCGCAATTCCTCGACGGGCAATTTAACTTCCATAATTCTCCATTATAATTCACTAGATATGATAATAGGATGCTGATCACCTGAACAACACCCTATGTTATATATTATGAGTAATCTTCAACTTCTTCGATTACTGGTTTAACTTCTTCGGTTTCTTCCAGAGTAACAGTTTCATCCAACTTTGAATACAAATCCATGAAAGTGTCTTTGGTTTGGTCATCGAAACGAGCAACACACATTGAGATTGCTTTCATTCTATTTTTGAAGATTGAGAAAGCATTTACAATATGAACCAATCTACGAGTAGAGATAATTTCATCAACTCCACCGTCATAGAAAGTTTTACGAATCAAATCCGCCCAATCAACCAGTTTGACAGCATACTCTTCATCGAGACAACCAAGATTTGACATCAGTTTTTTGATGATGTTTTTCTCAACTGATATGGTAGGATACTCTTGTTCCAGAGTAATAGGAAATCTCTCAAGAAATGCTTCGTTGAGAATGTTGGTTCCGATAAATCGCCCATCTTCTGAACCCTTACCCTTAGTATTGGCAGTCGCCATAACTGTGAAACCAGATTTCGGACGGATAATTCTACCTTCTTTTTTGATAAGAAGTGGATTTCCTTCCAGAACAGGTTGAAGACACATAATTTTGTTTGATGCCAAATCGACTTCATCCAACAGAAGTGTAGCACCACGTTCCATAGCCATTACGACTGGCCCGTCTTGCCAAACCG